AAATACTATATTCATTCTACTCCTTGTAAAAGTTTGTGGTATAAAAAAGGGGAGCCCGAAGACTCCCCTTTACGCTTAGATGAGAACGTTTAATCGTCAGCTAGACTTTTGAAAAAATCTAGGTCATCATCGTCATCGGTACTACCCGTTGACGGCAATGCTTCATCATAAGTTGGCGATGGAGCTTCACTCTGTGTAGGAGCTGTACGCTCTTTGAACTTCGGAGTGAAGTCCATCGCCGCATCGTCATCCTCGGCAGTCGTTGTGGGTGCGTGTTGACTGCCATCAAGTGCTAGAACTTTGTAAAGCTTGGCTTTAAGTTCAGAGTAAGACTTGAAGTTTTTAGGCTCAACGATTTCTTTAAGAGAGTGCTGGCTCTGCCATACTTTCTCTAATGCTTCATCATCTCCAGAAAGAGTACTAGTCTCTTCGAAAGAAGATGGTTCATAAGTGCGATACCCACCATCGCCATTACGACACTTGAGTTTGAAGTTAGCACCTTCCCAGAAATCAAATGGGTTGATTGGTGATTCATCTTCGAACTCTGGGTTCATTGCGGCATTCAACTTGTCAAAGATTTTCTTACCAAACTTGTACTTGAAGACTTGACCTTCGTTCTGAGGATTGGTAGGGTCTTTAACGACAAAGATGTTTGCGTGATAAGAAAGCCTACGCTTCTGCTTACGTGCAATCTCTTTGTTTGCGTCTACACCAGAATTCCACAATTGAGAGTTATACTCTGACACTGGATCATCTTGACCAATAGTAGTCAAAGAGTTTTCGATATACCAGCCACCTGGACCTTGAAAGCCATGATCGAATACTCGAACGAATGGCAAATCTTCTTCTTGTGGTGCTGGCAAGAAACGGATAATAGCATAGCCGTTGCCTGCTTTATCGACTTCTAACTTCCAGTAGTCATCGTTTCTATTATTTGAGGTGTTGTTGTCTAGCTTTTGAAGCTGTGAATTTAGCTTATCAAAGCTTGATGAACGAGCCTGTTTAAGGGCGGCGAATGATGTAGTCATATGTATTCTCCTATGTATGACGGTTTATTTACGATTTATACGATGTATAGTATCATGTTTCGTTGTATTTGTCAAGTAATATTTTCCTCATTTTTGGTTTATCATAATCTAAGAAAGGTCTGTATTTCCTGACAAGTTTATTTATATCAGGAAATACAATGGTATCAGAAATATTCTTCTCCCAATGACCTATACAGTTTGTTATATCACAGATCATGACAAGCGTTTCAAGGCTAATATCATTCATCATATACAATTTTAACAGTCTTGGATGCTGACCATCGTGAACAACAAAGTTGTCATTGAAGTCATCATCGAGGTTAATTATATCAGATTTAAACTGATATGTCAAGGACTGTTTTCGCTTTATCCATTCTTTATAAATGGATTCGGCTTTATCATCTAGTAACTCACCTGCCCACGCATTAGGGTTTGCAAGCATGTTAGCTAGAATAATATCTTTTGCTTCCTTCTTCTTCGATAGTTTGTAGAAGAAGAATTTGTCTTTTCTATTTTCGAAAGACATTGCGTTAGCTTTGACTTTGCCATTGTACTTGAAAAAGTCATAGTTCGAAGTGAAGTGTCTCTTCAGTGCAAGATAGTAAACATAGATGTCAAACGCATCTGTGGTGCTATACATTGACATTAAATTGGCAACTTCGCTTGTCGTTCTATCATGTTCAACTCCTCGGCTTCATCATGTATCTTTGCTTTCAGAACAGGCGACCTGCGAATAATTTCACCGACCACTTCAATCTCAACTTCGTTCTTCTCTGCATACTCAATAACCGCATCAATGTAAGGTATACCTGCTTTGATATACTCTTGTATTTCTCGCATAATTCGTTCTGAATTTAATTCTTTCATATGTCTAGTGCTTCCCTTATCTCCATTTTTTTGTGATCTCTGCCTATTCGATATGCATATAAAAACAACTGCGTTTCTTGCGAATTGTTTGTCATTGCAATATCACCAATATACACCATACCGTCTCGAATGTCAAGGCCATATGTGTTACCACGTACACCAGAGATTATACTCATAGAACTTGAAAGCCCATTGTCCAGTTTTCAGCCGCACTCTCTACGTAGTGAATTGACTTACCTGGAAATGATTTCTCGCTAACAAAGTTACCCTCTGGGTCGTACAACTTCATCTTATAATCACTCCCCTCTTTAACGACTTCAGCACGTGCCCGAAAGCCTGCATCCTCTTTAAAATAAGTTGAGATTACTGTCATTGAAATTCTCCGTTGTTTACTGTTGATATGCTATTATTATATCAGATGTGAGCGCAGTTGTCAAGCAAATTATAGTCCGTTTGGGACGATTATATAATGTATTGCTATCACTAGTGCAACAGATGCACCTAGCCCAATCATCATCTTTTGAAAGTCTCTTGCTACTAGAGGAAAGACAGACTTAGTTTTCATCTTACCTGTAAACGTTGCGATAGCGAGTTCACGCCCTGCAAGCATACCCACAAAGACCCATGTAGTTGACATAGGAATGTCATTGAGTTCTTTAAAGAAGTATAAGCAAACCCAGTAGAACAAGTCTATGAGCGTTGCACTGCGCACGTAGCGGGTGTTATGCTTCTCTAGTACGATCTGTTGTATCTTTCCTCCACGTTCTCTAAACATAAAGAATAGACCAGTTACGAATACAACTGATACTAAGATCATTAAATCGACAGGCACTTGTCTCGGTAAGAACACAGCAATGTTTGCCATATCATGTGACAACCAAGTCCACCACAAGCCACCTGTTGCTACCCATTGTGCTATGCGCCAATAGTTTTTATGTTCATCTTTAACTGGCTTAGTCTCATCAAGTGTACGTGATACAAAGTACCAAACACCATATGCGAACAGAGCGGCAATACCATAACCCATGATGCTCTTCATCAACATCTTTTCTAGCACAAACGTACTCGCAAAAGCACTCAACACTAAAAAGGATGTTGACACTGGCACACCAAAGCGTGTAAGCACTACAAGTATTCCTGGTGCGGCGGCGTGATACCATTGAATATCTTGCCACGGGATTTTATTTAATCTTCCGTAACTAATATCGCCACCGTTCACATGCCATCCATACCATAGCGTTGCTAGTAGTACAGCACTTGCGGCTAGCCATAAAGTTTTGTAATTGAATCTCTCATTGTTTGACGCCATCCATGTACCGAGAGTTTGTACTGAGTCGTTGGCGATCACCGCATAAGCGGCTAGAAGGAACCCGATGAGGCTCCAGATAGTTAGTAGTTCCATTTCATTTCTCCTTGCTTGCAGGCTTTACCCCTGCGCTCACATCATTATGTATTAATTACAAATAAAGGGGCAAGTTTCCTCGCCCCTTGTGTTACTCTTTACTTTACTATACTTCTTAGAAGTTGAAGGATGCACCAACTGCTGGTGTGAACTCTTCACTATCAAGGTTGTATGATCCTTCTGCGTATAGACCCATGCCATTGATTGTAGCTGTATAACCACCACCAATATTTTGCATCATGTCGCTATCATCACCGTTGACGAATGCTGTCAAGCCCATAGCAGTTACATCAGCTTCAAAGCCATATGTTTCGGCTTCTACTTCGTATGTACCTGTTACACCGAATCCAAATTGATTCAATGCATAACCTGCATGTGACAAGATAGTCATCTCTTCGCTATCCATGTTGTAGTCGATACCTGTACCGATTTCAACGCCACTGGTTGCTAGTGAGTATGTTGCTTGTACATTCTCTACGTCTGTGATGTCTGAAGTTACGTCTGTAAGACCTACTAGTAGACCTACGCCTGCTACTGACACTTTAATGCTTTCGCCATCATCATTTGGGTTAGCAAGTGTTGTTCCACCTACGCTATCAGTTTTACCACCGAAGTCACCCAATAGATCACCTTGATCTCCATAAGAAACAGCAACGCCAGCTACTACAGTACCTAGAGAATAGCTGTCTACTTTTACAGCATCGCCATCTGCGACTAGACCGAGACTTGCAATACCAGCTGGTGCTGACATGCTAATATCGATTGTTGTGTCTGCCACCATTTTATCGCTGGCATTCTGTGTAAGGTCTAGACCCAACTCTACATCCAAGTCAGCGGACATTGCTGTTCCCGCTAGTGCGAATGTTGCTACTGTTGCAAGTAGTACCTGTTTCATTTAAAAATCCTTTCCTATAATTGAAACTTAAAGTGCGACTTTTCTGTTGCTAAGTAAGTCGCCAACTCCCTGTGATTATGCCGCTAGGGCGAATCCAGAAGGTGCTATATTATCATTTGCACTTATTGATTTTGACTGTCTAACGTAAGTCACCACGGTAATCTACTCTTATCTCTACAAGTCTGTCGATTCCTAATTCAGCCCCATCAAATATACACTGGTCAACGTTTCCGCCCTCACAGGTTTTTACAGCTTTTGCGATATCACATATCCTACCTTTTACGTTAGGTCACTCGCAATGTATATTTGGTGGAGCTGTCGGGATTCGCACCCGAGTCCAGTCCATGCGTTGATTCGTATCAACAATTACAAGTCTATTTATAACATATTTGCTACTTTTTGTCAAGTGCTTTTTTCTTGGGTTTATCTTCGTGCTTTTCTTGCAACACTTTTTTACCGAAGATAGCATCCCAACCGTCTGCGTATGATTTCTGATCTACGCTTCTAGGCTTATCGCCTTTACCACCGTGCCATTGCTTACTCATTTAGTTCTGGTATCTCTGGGAATAAACAATGCTCTACAAAGTTATCTACATCTTCTTCACTCAAACCCAAAGACTTCATTACACGTGGAGTATGTGGATTCTGTTTCTGAAAATGTGCATAACGATTGTGTGCTTTGATCACTAAGTCCTCTTGTGAATTTCCAATGTAACGAGGAAGCTCAAATAGAAAATGATCTAAGTTTGTTTCTACGATGCCCGACAGTTGATCGATCTCAAACGTGTCTCTTACATTACCAGCGGCAATAATATCATCACTGAATATCGCTTTACCCCAAGGCGGCATTTCACGTTCACGCTTCCAGTTTAGTTGCTCTGCTTCTTTAGCAAAGTACTTGATCAGATCATGTTCAGCATTAACGCTTGGTGAGAAGTCATGGAATGCACCAGTAATCTTATTCTTACCTGCAATTACATCATACCCAAAGATAGGCGCATCACTTGTAAACGTAGGGAATACGCATACGTGCATCATCCACAGACCTTTAGTGTCTCTTACATCTACTACATCAACGTGCGCTCTACGAAAGTATGGTGATTGCCATACACGATTGACCCACCCATTCTCTGGTTGATTAAACTCTTCCATTCCTGGTTCGTCTTCTTCCCAGCCAGCTTCATCGAACTTCTGAATAAACATATCTTTAATATCAATAAGTCTATCCCAGATCGATGCCTCTTCTTCAACGACTAACATTCCGTCAGCCCCTAGTTTTACCTCGCTCATACTAACTCCTCAAAAAGTCTAATAGCGTATTCAAAACAGATATTGGCTTCGGGTGCCATATCGTCACTTAGCAATTCACGTAAAGATGCTTTCAGATTTTCTTTGTCTTCAAATTCGTACATCAAACCTGCGCCTGGTACTTTCTTTGAGATCATCGCCCCACCATACATATCACCAAAGTGGCGTACATACATATGTGCTGTTAAAGCATCGAGGTCTTCGGCTTTCTGTAAGTTCTCTATGTGAGTTGCATACTCTGCTGTTGTTCTACTTATCGTAGCTGGATCAAAAACAAACCCATGTTGCTCTTCTAGTTCTTGCATATCTAATCTTATACGACTAGCACGAAACACGCCCCAATAGCTTGTAGGAAGCCCGCACGTGCGTAGACCTGCTTCTAATATGTTGTACATATAGAATTGATTAGTGAGATATCTATAATAGAGTTCTGGCTCTATCTTCCCACTCATTAAGATTGAAGCGAATTCTCTTCGTTCAGCCTTCTTGTGGTTCTCCCACGTTAGTTCTTTCAAGTTCATGTTCTCTTATTTCTTTCCTCAGTTGGCTACTGGAGACGCTATCAACGTCTTCATATTTTATTAAATCAAAATCTGCGTTTGATCCGCTTATCACATTTGAAATACGAGGGACTTGCATAACAATGTAATCACCGCCCAGTGTAAAGCCTTCATGCTCTAAAGATGCTCTAATTAGATGTGCGGTTTCTTCGAAGTTATAGATAACGTCATCAGCGTCTTTATCTAACGCCTGACATAGAATGGTAACTTGACCATACTCTTCGATTGATTTTTTGAATATACTTATGTGACCCTCATGCCAAGGTTGCCATTTTCCAATGAGCAATGCAGAGGGTTTATTTGTATTAAATTTCTTCATCATATTCATCCTATAAAGTTCACTTGCTACGACCAGTTAGTTTAACTAGTCTTTTTAGCCTTCTCAGATTTAATCCATTTCTTGGCTACAGCATTATCTGGCTCTGCATTCGCAAACTTAGTGATCTCTCTGTATGCCCTTAATGTTTCTTTTTGATAGTCTTTGCCTTCAGAGTTATCTACAACAGTGAACTTTTGCTTTCCGAACATAGTCTGAAAAGAACCAATATTCTTTTGAACTGTAGTCCAGTACTTTTCTACTTCATCAGCAGGTAGTGTTCTTGCTCTCGCTTGGTTACGTGCTTGTGCTGTAGCTAAGTCAGTGTTAACGAAAATCATTGCGACATCGTAACCTAGCTTTTTGAGTTCTTTTGCTTGCCTCGTTAGCTTTGCTGTGTCTTTACCAGTACCATCGATGACAAGACCTAAACGACCTTTTATGTACATCGCTTGCTTAGTCGCTGTTAGCTTCTTGGCTTTGCCTCGTATCTCTTGACCTTGAACAGAGAAGATGTTATCAGGGTTCATTTCCATACCAGCTTTCTTCATAGCTGATTCAAATGCATCGTCTGAGTTCACAACCTTAAATCCAAGTGCTGGAAGTCCAGT